CATCCAACACAGTCCTAAGCCAAGACACCGATACCCGGGTGGTGGCGGCTAGGGCTTTTTCTTCAAATTCTGGCGCATGGCCAACAACTGATACCGTTATCAATTTTGCATCGGTTAGCTATGATACGCATTCCGTAATAACTACTGGAGCTGGCTGGAATTACCGAATTCCTGTTAGTGGTTATTATAAAGTTAGCGCAAGTCATGAGGCTACTTCATCGGGTGCCACTACTCTTATTCTAAGAGCTAGGAAAAACGGTAGTCAGTTTGCTACTGGCACCTTTCCGATGAATGCAGCAACGTCTAATATAATCGTTAGGGTTGACGGTCAGAACTATTTTAATGCTGGCGATACTATTGATATTGCAGCGTCGTCTAGCGCAGGAACAGGTACATTCGTCGGCTCTGCATCAGCAAGCGTTGTCCAAATCGAACGACTATCCGGCCCCGCTACGATCGCGGCTAGTGAGACAGTTGCGGCGCACTACAGAAGAACAACTGCGGACGGAAACCAGTCACTTTCTAGCGCAAGTTCTGTGGTTTATTTTACAGGATACTACCCTAGCAGGGTCATTGATACGCACAATTTTGTGACCTCATCTGCATCGGATACTTATGCAACTATCCCTGTATCTGGTGTTTATGAAATCGTGTTAACAAACCGATTAGATACAACTGCGGGCACAGAAGTATTTCAAAGTTACATTATGTCAGGTGGGACAAACCAAACCGGAACCTTGACGCTAGATGGGTCTCAGCTTTCAGCGTGCATTACGCAATCAAATACGGTTGGAACTAGCGGAACTGCGGTATACTGCGGCAGGTTTAATGCTGGCGATATCATTAGGTTTAAACTGCTAAGATATGCGGCAGTAACGACTTTACTTATCGGGGCAAACTTTTCAGGATTCACTATTAAAAGGGTGGGTAACTAAATGTTTAAAATGAAGGTGACCTTTAAAAACGCACCCGGAGTAGAATCGGTTTATATTTCAGAAAGCTCCGATTTTAATGAAATTGTAACGGTCAATTCTGTATCTGGGAAATGGGGTAAGCCCGAACGCTGGCAGCTATACAAAGACGAGCCGATGGCTGAAGCCTACGACGACGCTGACGTGCTCGAAGAGGAAATCAGGCCAAATCTCGACGGATCAGAACAAAAGTGGGTTAAGCTGAAAGCTGAGTACACTGTCGAGATCGAGGACATCACGGCTCAAGTGGCTCAAGAGGCGATCAACGCTGAAGCTCTCGCCTACCTCGCTTCGACTGACTGGCTTGTTATCCGGGAAGTGGACGCTGGCACGCCATGCCCTGCTGATATTAAGGCAGAGCGAGCAGCGGCACGGGCAAGAATTGTACGCTAACTAGGAGGGGATCGTGGGATATAACACAATCACACAAGGGTTAACGATCACGGTCCCCACTTCTGGGACTAAAAACTGGGATCAGCAGCTACTTACTGGCGCATGGGAGAAGATTTCTTCCCATGACCATAGCGGTGGAGGAAATGGATCTCAGCTTACTGGTGCTGCGTTTGCGCCTAACTTCGCTCTGGTCCAGGTAGGTGTTCAGGTTGTCGCTGGGTTAAATCAGGCTGTCACGATCGACTTTAACGGTGGGAATATCCATTTAATCGACGTTACAGGGGCTACTGGTACACTTACGATTACTCTTTCTAATCCTGTTAGCGGAGCAGCTTACAAGATTTACTTCAAGCAACCTGCAACGGCTCTGTCGGTTACATGGCCAGCGGCTGTTAAATGGCCACAGGCTCAATCGCCTATAGCTACTGAAGTTCTCAACGCTATCGACTCGGTAGACCTTTATTTTAATGGGGTCGACGCTGTATATTATGCCGATTGGCAGCTAAACTATTCATAAGAGGTGATTCATGGACCCAATTACTATTGGCTTAGTTGGCGGTGGTATTTCAGGTCTCGCTACTGGTCTCTCAACCCTTTTCGGGCTCAACGCTCAACGTGAAGCTGAGAAGCGGGCTATGATTCAAGAGGGACTGAAGGGCGAGTACCAGATGAAGCGTGGAGCTATTGGTGAGAACCTTCAGCGCCAACAAAGTGCCCTTGGGGATCTGATCTCTTCTTACCGCTCTACTCTTGGGGGTAGGAAATGATGGACTATAAATACCCTGGCATTACTCTTGCTGATCTCATGACTGAACAAAAGGGGCTTACTCTGCCAGAGCTAGGCTCTTCGGTGCAGTTCGGTGAACCGAGACAGATTAGCCTTGGAGTTGATACTGACATTGCTGCCCCTGCTGCTGAAGGAATGAGCGCAGGGATGGGTCAGGCGTTAGGCTCTGCGATCCCTCAAGGATTGGCTACGCTTGCAAGCGGGGTCATGAAGGCACAGATGATCGGTGAGCAACAGCGCAGAAAGTCTAAGAGCGAAGCTGAAGCCGAAAAGGGTAAGGGTCGCTATGAGGCTGTCAGCCAATCTAGCCAAGGTCAGATCAATCCTCTTAAGAGTTTAATTGCTAATTATCGTGCCGCTATCGGCTAAAGGAGATCGCTATGATGAAGGGTAAAATGGAAGCAGCAAAGATGCACTATGAACAACTCATGGCGGCTCTTGCTGCTCTTGGAATGGATCTCATGGAGTTCCATGAAAAGATGGGCGAAGGCGAGATGCCTGAGATGGAAGGCGGCGAAGAGTACGCTGAAGAGTCTGAGGATGAAGGCGAAGAGATGGAAGGACCTAAGCCAGTAGATAAAGCTAAGGTCGCTGTCATTGTCGCTCGCATGAAGAATAAAATGAAGGGATAAGCCATGCGTAAACTTGAACTTTTGATTCTCGCATCGCGCCGAGCAACCGAGAACCAAGAGTTCACGGATACGGCTGGTATTCAAAACGAAGAGTTCATTCAGTACTTCAATGACGGCCAAGAAGAGATTCACTCGAAGCTGAATGCTCTTTTTCCTCATATCTTGATGGCTCAAAAGGTCGTCCAGCTTGTTCAAGGGCAAGAGGGCTACGCGATACCTTCTGATGTCTACTTGGGTACTCGTATCGACATGATCGAGTTTAGTCCGACAGGGCTCACTCAAGATTACTACTCGCTTAAAAAGGGTAGCTTGAAAGAGCGCCTGAATGGGTCTGAGACTAATCCTAGCTTCTACATTCGAAACGGAAACCAGATCCTCCTTCAGCCAGCCCCACAAAGCGGCTCAGGAACGATCAGGATTAGTTACCAGAAGGCTATCCCGCGACTAGACATTAAACGCGCTACGGTCGAAACAGTGACGTTAGGCGCAGGGAATACGATCACTACCCTAATCCTGGACGACGCTCTTTTGTTTGAGCGGGATGCGCTCCTTGAAGAGGGCTACATTTCCATTACCGACAAAGATGGCGTGGTAAAAATGGAGTCGATCCCTGTCGATGACATTAGCACGACAGGCGTAGTCACGATCTCGGCGGGCTTTACCTACCAGGCTGGTGAGACTATCGCAGCAGGTGACACGGTACTTCGCGGGAAGAAAAGCACTCAGGTAAGCCAGCTTCCTGACGTGTGTGAAAAGTACTTGCTCGAATACTGTAACGCACGGATTCTAGTAAGAGACTCAAGCTCAGATTCAGCAGCGGTAGGGCAGGTGCTAATCCGAGTAGAGGGTACGCTTCAGACAGCATTCGCTGAACCTGACAATGATCCTGATTACGTTCCTGTGTTGGACGCTCAATATCTTGGATGGGACAGCTTCTAAAATGCCACAGTATCAGCACATTAAGAGATACCAGAACTTCTACGGGGTAGACTTTAAGTCAAATGACCTTCAATTCCCTGAGAACTTTGCTACTGAGATCCAGAATGTGCAGTTTACTCCCACGGGATCTATTGAGAAACGTCGTGGTTATCAGCCTTATGCCCAACCAGGCGCTAAGTACGGCATATTCACCTATAACCGCATTGACTCTAACGGGGTCGAACAGCCTGAAGTGTTGGGAGTATCGAACACAGTACAGCGTTTAGCAGAAGCTAAGATCGTCGTGACCTATACGGGCGCTAATGCTGTCTGTAACATACAGGTTCGCTTCGATGTTGCTACAGACCAGTATCGAATGATCATTGAAGAAGGAACTACCACAGTACTTAACCAAGGCTTAGGTCTTGGCGTAGACGTGGGGGGGCCTTACAGCGTCAACAGCTTGACGACTGCTATCAATGCACTGACTGGCTTCACGGCTGTCCTGACTGGTAACGTAAACACCCCTGCTTCGTTCATTAAGACTATCCCACTTACTTCACTCGTGAGCAGCCCTGTTGAATGCGTAGCTAAGTACTGGGACAGTCTTAATATCGTTCCTCAGACTGGTAAGGCTGGTCCGCTTCAAGGGTCTGAAACTAATCGTAACGCTATTAACTTTGAGAACGTGACATCGGTTCAAGTCCAAAACTGCATCTACTTTTCAAATGGGTACGATCCAGTTCTAAAGTATGACGGGCAGAATGTTTACCGCGCTGGTCTGCCTCCTGCTACCGATGGCTCTACTGGTACTTTTACTGTGTCTGCTACGGGTACGGCT